AAGGCAGATACGATGACCAACCTCTATCTAAACATGAGGTGCCTTCAAGACTTATCGTTGTTCCAAAAGATCAGCGTAAGCCTAGGCTTATTGCTGCCGAACCATTAGAAAATCAATGGTGTCAGCAGTTTTTAAGGTCATATCTTGAGGATCGCATCGAAAATACTCTTATTAATCAATTTATTGATTTTAAGAGTCAATCGAAGAATCAACAAGCTGCTAAGTTTGCCTCTGTGACGAAGTTAGAATCAACGGTTGACTTATCATCAGCCTCTGATCGACTTTCTTGCTGGACAGTTGAACGAATGTTTAGGAATAATCATTCTATTCTCTCTGCCCTACAAAGCGTACGTACACGTTATATAAGAAATACCACCTCCTATGGGAGTTGGGATTATCTTAAATTGCGTAAGTATGCGTCACAAGGAACAGCTGTTACATTCCCTGTACAGTCTATTGTATTCCTGTGTTTTGCATTAGCATCTTGCGGTGCTACTGACGAACATAGTATACGTAAACTTACTGGTCGTGTCCGGGTCTTCGGCGACGATATTATCGTCCCGAGCTACGGGTATGCACGGCTACGTAGAATGCTCCACTTGTGTCAACTAAAAGTAAACGAAGAGAAATCTTATTCTCTTGGCTACTTTCGTGAATCATGCGGAGGTGACTTTTATAAGGGTCACGATGTGACTCCTATAAAACTTCAACGTAGTACGTACACGAAACCTGAGGAACGCCTTTCAGCATTAGATTCAGTGAACAACTTATTTAAAGTTGGACTCTGGTCTACTAGTGAAAGACTGAGAATGGAGACTATAGGTCACTTGTTAAAGCTTCCTATAGTTGCAGTCTCCTCAGGAGCATCAGGTCTTATATCATATTCTGGTGAGTTCCTCGACCACCTCGATAAGAGATGGTCCACGGATCTTCACAGATATGAATATAAATCTCATAACTGGTCTAATAAACCTGTTATGAAGGACCGTGATGCACTATCCAGGCTTAAGATGTATCTACTTATGCG